TTAAAGAAAGCGAGTGAGAAATGAACTTTTCTGATTTTTATGCCCTATACCCTCGCAAACAAGGCCGCAGGGCTGCCGAGAAGTCATGGGACAGGCTAACCCGTCAAGAGCAAGAAGATGCGTTTGTAGCCCTTTCTAATCATTTGGAATACTGGAAGCTAAAGCAGACCGAAAAGGACTTTATTCCGCACCCAGCAACTTGGCTAAATCAAGGCCGCTGGGAAGATGAACTAGACATGGAAGTCAAAAAGGTCAAAAAACCTGAATTGCCTTGGTACTCTAGCGAAGAATTAACGAAAGCCAAAGCCCAAGAAATAGGAGTACACGCATATGCAGGTGAAGGATGGCAGCAATGGCGGGCAAGGATCAGCCAAAGAATTAAGCAATTGGAAGAACAGGCTTGATTACCTTTCTAGCTGGTATATCGGGGTTGCTAAACGCAGGGGGTGGGATGTGGTCGTGCATTTGCTTGCTCAATACCCTGACATTGAAAATGAAATGAAAAAAATGATAAAAATGAAATTAGGAAAATAATGGAATACGATCCACACGAAGCAATCAATTATATTTACACAAACGCACCTGAGTATGCAAAAGCTAAAGGTCAGTTAGCCCAGCTAGAAGCGTATAAGTCTAGCCTTAAAGCCATTATGATGAAGAAGTCAAGTGAGCAAAGCCTTGGCGGTCAAGAGCGAGAAGCCTATTCAAGCCAAGAGTACCAAGATTTATGCAAAGCAATTGGTAAGGCCACAGAAGATGCAGAAACCCTCAAATGGCAGATCACAGCCGCTACAATGCGCTTTGACGCATGGCGCACCGAACAAGCCAGTAACCGCAACTTAGAAAAGATGACACGATGATTAACTTAGCTGAAGAATTGCTTATACTTAAATCACTTATTAAGATGTACGAAGCCGCTTTAGCTGAAAACGACAAAGTGCTTATTATGGAAATTGCAGTTGATGTTGCAGAATCGGCAGAAAAACTAGAACAGCGCAGCGTAGATAACGCTAATGTATAGAAACAAAAAATTGCTTGAAATTGTGCGTAATTTTCCTTGCCAAAACTGCGGAACAATAGACGGAACAATTGTTGCAGCGCACTCAAATCAACTTAGGGATGGTAAAGGTCGTGGGATTAAAGCGTCAGATTACAGAGTTGCCAGCTTGTGTTACCAATGCCACGCAGAACTTGACCAAGGTACAAAAATGTCAAAAGTCGAAAGAGTGGAATTTTGGGAAGAAGCGCACAGAAAAACGATTGCCTTGCTATTTGAATCAGGGTTTTTACATACCAAAGTTTGAAGAAATGACCCAAGACACCGTAGAACTTTTAGAATTGCTGCATGATCGTACTTAATTTACCCCTGCCGCCTAGCGTTAATTCCTACTGGGGGTTCTCAGGGCATAGACGATTCTTGACTAAAGAGGCCAATAAATTTAAACGGGCAGTAGCAGATTATGTCTTGGAATACCGAGTACCAAAGCTGGCTAAAGCTAGGCTTGAGTTCAGCGTAACCTTGTATTTTAAAGACCGCAGAGCCAATGACATTGATAATCGGGTCAAAGCATTATGGGATGCGCTAGTAAATGCCAATGTTTTTGACGATGATTCTCAGATTGACATACTGATTGTCAACAGGGGTGAAATAAAAAAAGGTGGTGGCTGCTTGGTTTGTATTGAAATAATTGATAAAATAGAGGAAACTACTCCCATAACATAAGGATTCGTATGGAAAACTGTGCATTATTTGTAGCTACATTACTACATTCTGCGACCAATACGCATTTCTTTCATTGGTCAACTGACAGCTTTTCAAAGCACAGCGCACTTGCTGAATACTATGACGGGATCGTACCCCTCGTAGATCAATTCTCAGAATCTTACATGGGCAAATACGGCAAGTTCACTAGCTTCCCAAGCGTTTACCACCAGCCTAAAGACCCAGTACGCTACCTAGAATCCTTGCAAAAGTTTGTAGAAGAAGCCCGTAATGATTTGCCGCAAGACAGCGAACTACAAAACATCATTGATGAGATCGCAGACCTTATCAACTCCACCACTTACAAACTTAAGTTTTTGAAATAAAAGGATATTTATGCCACTCGTTAAATCAGGCAGCGCAGAAGCAGTCGGCAAGAACATCAAAGCCGAAATGAAAGCTGGCAAGCCAAAAAAACAAGCCGTAGCTATTGCACTTAATGTTGAGCGTGAGAACGCCAAAGGTGACCGTAAAGCCAAGCTAGAAGATGCTTACGCTAAGTACATTGAAGAAAAAGCATGAGTAGAAGGGATGACATTCGTGCCGCAGTAGAAAAGCACGATAAGCCTATTGCCAAGACAACTAAAGGCAAAGGGCGTCATTACCAATCAGTAGAAGAAGGCGCAGGTATGACAGCAGCAGGGCGCAAAGCATACAACGCTAAGAACAACGCTAATTTACAAGCACCTCAGTCTAGTGGGCCAAGGCACGATAGTTTCTGTGCAAGGTCAGCAGGATGGACTGGCGAAAGGGGCAAAGCTGCCCGCAAACGATGGAGTTGTTAATATGAGTGACGGTTTGTATCATAATATTCACCAAAAAAGAGCTAGGATCAAGGCGGGATCAGGCGAAAAGATGGCTAAAAAAGGCGCAGAAGGCAGACCCAGCGCACAAGACTTTAAAGATGCCGCTAAGACTGCCAAGCCACAAAGCCGTAAAGACATGATTCGTGACAAGATGAAGGATATGTAATGACACCAATTACCCCTATGAGCCGTAAATACAAAAAAAAAGATGCAATGCTTAGACCCGAGCATCAATCTACCCTTGAAAAGAACCAACGCTTACGTTTAGAGCGTAGAGCCGCCATTGCTAATAAACTTAAAGACTTGGACAAAGAGGTTAAGTAATGGCTACTTTTGACGATTACAAACAACAATTAGCTAATTTGTTACGCAATACAAGCAATACCATTACAAATTTGCCAACAGAGGCCCAGCGGTTTATGTATAACCCACAGGCATTTACGCAGATGTTTGGTAGAAACCAATTGCCTAGAGAAACTGGGTTTGCTGAAGGCGCAATGGTTGGTGATCGTAAATACGGAAGCGAACAAGGATTTGCTGAAGGTGAGCCGCTGGCATTGCCTTTAGCTGTAGCAGGAATGGGCGCAGGCGCAGTAGGCGTAGCTAAAAATCCTAAAGTGATAGCTAGGTTAGAATCCCCGTTTTATTCGCCACAGGCATCAACAGAGGCCGCACAGACCCCTACCAAGACTTTATTAAATGCTTCAGGCGATCCAGTAGCAGAATCACTTAGCCGTCAACGATTTGAAACTGCTGCCAGCCCTTCTCTTTTAAAGGATGTAAAGCAAAGACAAGGCGTATGGGAAGCAGAAACCAATCCTATGTTTTTATCTACCTTGACAAAAGGCGGCAGATTAGATACTAGAAAAGATTTGATTAAGGATGTAGTACAAACAGCAGAAAACCTAGAGCAAGCGGGTGCTGGCGTTATTAGGGCAATCCCATTGCGATTTGGTGGACTCGATAAAGGCGATTCTGCCATTTTCAGCGCAGGCAAAAACCCTTTAACAAACGATCAAGTATCGGCAATGTCTAAGATTGTCGGTGATCGTGCCGCTATTCAGCACAGGGCCGATGGTACAGCCGTGCTTATTCCGTTTGACCCATCCCAGCTTAAAACCATTGCTACGGAAATTCAAACCGCATTACCTACATTTAAAGCAAAGCCAGCCCTATCCCAAGAAGGATTTGACAGACTGTATTACCCAAGATCAGATTATGTGAAAGAAGGCGCAGTTGCCCGTGAAGCTAACATAAAAGGTCAGCTAACACAAGCATTTGACGAATTGCTCAAGAAGAAGGGTTATCGGGAGTAAGGTCAATTAATTGATATTTGTTAGTTGTCCAAGAGGTATAAATCGAGTGCTTACCTTCAGGCAACTTTCCAAATTCTTTTAAATAGTGTTCCCTGTACTTATCAATGGCTTCTATAAGATGCCGTGAATAGGACATAGAAGCTGGAAACCGCTGGTAAAACAATTCACAGGCCAGTTCTACTCTTTTAGAAAAAGGATGCACCCCGTTTTCCCAGTTAGTATAGGTAACACGGTGAACCCCCAAGAGTTCTGCTGCTTTTTCTTGGGTTATCCCGATACTTTTACGCCAATGCTTTAAGTCAAAAGTCATGCTGCTACTCCCTAGAAGAATAATCCCGAAGGATTTTGCTGGTGGTATGGCCTGAAGGCAAGTAATCAGGTGCATCTAAAGAAGGCAATTTATCAGCGAAGGCAAGTAGTGGCTCAAACACCCCTAAAGCCTCACGCCATGTATCTTGCTCCGAATAGCCCCTGCGAACACAGGTGTAAGTGCAGTCAGTACGATATAAAAGATGTTTCATTTCACGCTCCTATTAAAGTCTTGTAAATACTGCAAGATTGGAATTACTTTGTAAATGTCAGAGTGTTTTGCTTGGATAGTGTTAGCTGTTTTTTGACTAAATATTTCAATGACAGGTTTGTTGCTATTTTTGTAAACCACTACCCAAGATGCTGTGTTAGCTAATGAAGTCATGGTTTATCTCCTTATGCGTAAGCAGTCCAATGTGATGATTCATAGATTGGTTTGTTACTAACTACTGCAACTGGCTCAATCTTATAAGCATTAGCGTAACTTGCAATTTTGATATAAGCACCCGAATCAACAGAACTTTTTTGAATTAACTTGTTAAATGGTTTGCCAATAAACTGATTAATTGCTGGTACACAATTACCTTGTAAATATCCATCAGATTCAGATAATTGAGCAATTTTGCAAAAAGCAGCAGTTTTATTGCTTACTGATAAAACTTGGTAGTAATCTACATTGGTTTGGTCGTATCCCCAAGAACTACGAAATACATCACCAGCCTTTACACCATGATTAGCAGATGCTTCTTTGGCTTTAGCTTTACGAGTAGCTTTACGCTCTGCATGAGCGTGTACCCATTCAAAAGTCTTAGTAACTTCTGCTTGGCGTTGTTCGGCATTTTTAAACCGATAATGCCATGTAGGTTTAATAGCACGACCAACAAAGCATAAACCGCCTATTGTTGGTGATTCTTTGTAGTAAATTTGGATGCCTAAATCTTGGTCATCCCAAGACAATTCGTAGCCTTCTGGGATATAGCGTTGAGTAAATTTTCTCATTTGTAATGCTCCTTAACTGTTTAGCCCCATTTATGAATCGCTAGGCAATTAGTAAATAAATCAGCGATTAAATACATTGTAGCGTTTTACTACATTAAATCAACTACTTTATAAAAATATTTCAATGTGTTGTAATTATGCAAATTGATGTAAAATTAATTTATCTTAATCAACCACTTGGGTAAGGTATGAGTATTAAACAACAAACTAATAATCCAAAGGGTAGACCTAAAGGTAGCCCTAATAAGTCAACAGCAATGGCTAGGGAAGCGATTGCACAGTTCGTTGATGGTAACGCCCACAAAATGCAAGAGTGGCTAGAACAGGTCGCTATTGGCGTTAAAAACGAAGATAACAAATTCATTGTTTTACCTAATCCTGAAAAGGCTTTTGGTATGTTGCAGAGCGTCATGGAATACCACCTGCCTAAGTTAGCCCGTACTGAGCATTTAGGTGACGAGGATCAGCCAGTCAAGATCATTCACGAACACAAGTTCCTAGATTGAAAGAGTTAGTAAAGCGGTACGAATATCCGTACAAGGCTAGAGATGCGTTCCTAGACTTCCACAGACGGGATCAACGCTGGGCTGTCTTAGTCTGTCACCGCAGGGCAGGTAAGACTGTAGCTACAATCTGCGACACCATCCGCAGGGCAGTCATGGAAAAGAAACCTGACGGCAGATATGCTTACATTGCACCGTTCTACGCACAGGCTAAGAATATTGCTTGGGATTACCTGCTCAAGTTTGCAGAGCCAGCCATAGTTAAAGCTAATCAATCTGAGTTATGGGTAGAATTAGTCAATGGGGCAAAAATACGGCTATTTGGTGCTGATAACCCTGATGCCCTGCGTGGTTTATATCTTGATGGCGTAGTGCTAGATGAGTATGCCGACATGAAACCTAGGCTTTGGGGTGAGATTGTGCGCCCATTGCTTACAGATAGACAAGGCTGGGCTACCTTTATTGGTACACCTAAAGGCCATAATGCGTTCTACGATATATACAACGAAGCCCAAAAGAACCCCAATTGGTATGTTAAGACTTTGAGAGCCGACCAGTCAGGTTTAATTCCTGAAGCTGAATTACTGGATGCACAAGCCACAATGTCTACAAACCAGTACGAGCAAGAGTTCCTATGTAGCTTTGAAGCAGCTATTCTTGGTGCGTTCTATGGTCAAGAAATGCGTAGAATCACCGATTTAGAGCGTATCACCACCGTAGACTACGATCCTATGTTCCCTTGCCATACTGCTTGGGACTTAGGATTTAACGATTCCACAAGTATTTGGTGGTTTCAGGTGGTATACGGTGAAATACGGGTACTCGATCACCACTCTAGCAATGGTCAAGCCATACCGTTTTACACCATGCTGCTAGACCAAAAAGAAGATAAGTTTGGGTACAAATATGGCTACCATTACCTGCCGCATGACGCTAGGGCAAAAACACTAGCAAGCGGTGGAAAGAGCATAATCGAGCAAATATCTGCAAAAATTGACATAAAACACCTAAAAATCGTACCAAATCTGTCATTACAAGACGGAATACAAGCAACACGGCTTGCATTAACTCGCTGTTGGTTTGATAATAGATGTGAAGAAGGCATTGAATGTTTGCGTCAATATCAACGAGAGTGGGATGATGATAAAAAAGTATTTAGGGATCGCCCTAAACATGATTGGACAAGCCACTCTGCGGATGCGTTCCGCTATCTCAGCATTGTATGGAAAGACGAAGACAGCCCTATCCTTAAAGATGACCGCATTAAAGGACTACATATTGGGCAAACGGATGTAACGCTCAACGAGATGTGGAAAGAAACCCCCAAAGTAATCA